TCAATATAAAATTTAATTTCTGTGCCTAATCCAAGATATTTATTTCCTTCTAAATTTGCCCAAGCGTGTAAAGTTCGAGATGTTCCTAAAAAAGTGCTTGATGAATACTTTTCCCATCCTCCAATTTTTTCAGGAAACCCAAAACGAAAACGAACTTTGTCACAATCATTCCATCCACCCTTATTTGAATAAGAGGTTGTTTCTTTATTTATTCCTGGTCTAAACTTTAAACTTGTTATGGGCATATGATATTTTAACCTAAATTTCCAGCAATGACAATCCGTTCATTTACAGATTGTTGTTGTGGGACACTATGTGTAATCCAACATGGGAAAATTACTAATAATCCAGTTGTGGGAAAAATAGAAAAATCTGCTGTTGGAAATAGAAGAGGAGCGTCTTCTAAAGTCGATTGAACATAATAAACAAAACTCCAAGCATTTACTCCATGCTTATGTTCTTGGCATATGTCACCTTTATTATAAATAGCAGCCCAACAATCCTTAACGTCAATTTTATTGTCTTTATCAACACTTTGATAAATTGTTTTGATCGCAAGATTACATACTTGTTTAAAAAGATAATAAGCATTGACATCTAAAGTTATGATTTGTGCTTTTGTAAATTGTTCTGCTGGAACATACATATTTGTAAAATCATCATGAGAAACATTTTTAGATACTTGAAGACTACTTAATTTTTTTATTTCTTGCACAAGGTTTTGATTTAATTCACTGTCATATATTTGAGTTGTTATTATATCAGCAAACTCTGTGCATTTCATACTTTGAACTTCAATGTTGTTTTCTTTTCTAAAACTTTTCATTTTGGATATATTTCATGGTAGTAATTTGAAAATGCTGTGATGTTAAATGAGATAGAAATTCTGTCACCATCACTAGAGGAAACTGATACAGAATGTGGTAACCATGCTGGAAAGATTACCAATTGATCTTCTTCTGGGTATACATTATGCTCTGTCTCATTTATGTGTCCCTCTCGATGCACGTTGTCACCACCACCCCAGTATTCTTTCATCTGTGAGTAATTAGGATCACGCATAAATATGAGATTACCACTAAAACACTTGGGTAATTTCAAATAATATACACCAGACAACACACCACCAGGGTGTGTGTGGACGTGATTAAATGCACCTTTGGTGTTGATATTGATCCACAAATTAATGATCTTCAACCTATATTCATTAAATCCAAATTCATCAGCAGCAGCATATGCTCGTTCCATAATAGCGTCTCTAATCTCTTTCAATGGAGTGTTATCCATGACAATATCAATAAAATCATTTGATTGCCACCCACCATGATTAGATTGTTTACGACCAGTAGGATCCTCTGATTTTACAAAATATACAAAATTCGTCAGAGATTGTCTGTCTATACCTACATTATTAAACTTCCAAACTGGTGTTGGAAATATTAATTCAGTCTTCATTTTTTATTTTTTAATTTTTTAAGTTTTGCGATAGGGTTTTTAAAAAAAGGCATATACATAAGACTATCTTTTTCTGTTGCTATATGCTGATGTAATACTACTTTTGCATCCGTTAGAGGTACAATATGAACTAAAGGAGTTCCTGCTTCAATCAGAACACGAAAAGGCTCTTTTCTTAATGTGAAATTAATATTGGTTGAACGAGCATATTTGTAATCTATTATACCATTAACTGCTTGTAGTTGTGGAAATCTAGTACTCCAAAAAGTATTTGTAAATAACATCTTGCAAGATTGTTTACTTTTTATCCACCAAGGACTTTCTAACTTGTGCATGGTGTAATACTCTGAGTTCGCTTTCCACACATTGTCTGAATCCCAGTGAGTTAAACCTTTTTCAAGACTAGCTTTCATGTCAAAGTAAATTTCTCCATCGTTTGTCGTATCTATTAAAAAATCTGTCCATAAGGGTATAACAAAACCCTCTTTATATAGATCTATTATTCCATTACAATGTTTAAAACTAGTTTTAAAATTTAATGAAGGAAAAGTTTCATCTATTTGTTTTGAGCTTGGTATTTTTTTAAACCAAGATGGGATTACATCTTTAGCATATTTTAAAGGAAACAATTCAAATAAAGTTTCCTCTGTGCAAAAACAATCTAAATGAATTTTCGGCTTTTTGTTAAATAAACTAATCACTAGAAATAATAGTCGTTTCTCGTTGTGCCATCTTACCGAGTTTGTTAGTCTTTTGAGATATTGATTTAGGCTGAATTATTTTTGGTATTGGATTTATCATATTACTTTTATATCCTGCATGTACGTCATGTCCCCAATAATTAATGTTTATCGTTACTCTATATGGTACATTTGTTGGTGAGCTACTTGCATGTGGTTTAGTTGGATCAAAAAACAACAAACGATTAGCTTTTGATTCTATTTCTGTACCACACTCCATAATTGTTGGAGCATCACAATCTTGTAAATAAAATAATGCACCACTGTGTGGAAAAACAGCGTCTTGGTGCATTGCGTGTTGCTCTACTTTTCCAGACTGGCTTTTAAAATACATGTTAGCTTTTATTCTATGCAAACCCCATATATTCATTTTTGAAGTTAAATATAAAAAAGGCTCTAAATATTGAACATTTTTCCATTGAACGTCAAATCTATCTGGTGCATGAAACATTAAAGTTGCAAAATACATATCATCATTTTTGGTATCGTTGTTGTTAATTCTACCCGACAAAAACCAAGGGAAGTTGCCGTTTGGACCTAACATATTTGCTAATTCACCAAATTCATTTACTGGTAAAAAGTTATCGTATATTACATAAGTCATATTTGTTCCTTTATTTAAAAATAGGACCTAGCCACCAACAAACTAAACTATATCTAATTCCTTTGGTAACAGGTGTCACTCCGTGTTTAACATAAGATGGAAAGAATATCACTGTTCCTTGTGCGAGTGAATCTTCTTCCTTAAACTTTTCTGAATCATCTGGAAACTGAAAACGCCCACCTTCATAATATTCTGGAGAGGTAAGTTGTAAAGACATTGACAACTTCCTAACAATACCATCTTTTGGAATTTCGTCATATACTCCATCTATATGAGGTTTGTAAAACCCTTGATTTTTTTCATCATATTTTGTCACTTGCAAAGCTTCAGGATTAACTAAATCAAAACCATAAAACTGTTGATTTACGTCTCTTACAAGTTCTATTATAGGTTTATAAACTTCAAAATGTTGAACAAAACTATCTATCCAAAATATTTCACTTCTTCTAATATTGTGGTTAGAGCCACCTTTACCACCCAAGCCACCAATCTGTGCTTCTTTAAAATGTGGCTTTGCTAAATCAACGATTGCGTTACATATCTCAGGTTTTATAGCATTTTTTGCTATAATTATATTTCTTTTCATTGTTTGCTACCTTTTTAATCTTCTGCTGGCACATACAGCCCACCCCTTTTATCATAAACATATTCTTTGTTTTTTCCATCTTTTTCTACATAATGTAAAAAAACTTGAGAATGCCAATCATATTCTAAATCGTTTCTCCAATGCTCTTGTTCACAACCTTTGTAAATAACACCTTCTCCAGGCATTGTTTTAAATTTTTTATTATTAACATAAAATTCCCAAGAGCAAGATTCATCAGATGCTCCTAAACTTAAAGTTACACTTACTTCACAAGATGGTCTATCTTTATGAGGAGGACAGCACTGTCCTTTATAGTATGTTCTCCAAAAAGAATATGTTGGCATCAATTCTTTACCATAATGTTTTTCTACTGTTGGCTGCATATATGTAAGCAAACTTTCCATTACAGGATCGTAAGGCACTTGTGTTGTTCCTCCAAAAGGAATAGGTCCATTTACATCTCTGTCTGGCACTCTACCTACCATTGGTTCTATTTGTTTGACGTGATGCAAAAGATAATCAGCAACAGAAGTATCTATAAATTTAATTACATTGTTAATTTTAGAAGTTGTCATTTTTTTATAATAATCTTCTCTATCTTTAAACTTAATTTTATAAAGATGTTCATCCTTATAATAACCTAGTTTTCTCAAATAAAAAGAAGATTTTTGAAGAGCAGATAATCTTTGAACAAAAACTGTTCCATGATGTTTTGTTCTATTACCTATAACACCATTACTGATTTCTTGATAAGGATGGGACACCATAAAATATACATCTTTACTTTTTAGTAGACCATCAGACATAGATTTATTTAAATCTTTAAATTTATCACTGTATGTTTTTACATCTAAGTCAAAAGCAAAATCTATTATAACAATGACATCTAAATCACTATTTATTAATTCTGTGGCTTTTTTTAAAAAAATAGATTCATCATTATCATATTTGAATATGACTGGTACTCGTCCCTTTTCCCATTCTTGTTTTGCATATGGGCATTTTGGAACATTGTTATGTTCTAAATTAGGTTTTGATAAACTTTCAGTAAGGTCTTTAAGTTCTTTTAAAACCTCGGCTTCTAAATCTACGACCAAGGAAAACTTGCAGTGAAGTTGCCTTCGGAATCTGTCGTTCCTTGAGCTGTGGCTCCTGCTACATTTTCTAAAAACTCAATCTCATTATTCAAATGACCTTTAATGGATTCTAATGTAGTAGCATTTAATCTAGACTCAACCCAACCTACAACATTAGCTTGACTAACACCTGAGTATGCAGTGAAACTATCTGCTAACCCACTTGTGTTCATGTCGAGATCTACAAAATGATCTGTTGATATTGAGCTATCGCTTCCAGATACTGCTTTTAATGTGGCTTCAACTCTTGCTATTACATCACTGTAAGTTTTGCCACCAGTTGTGATATTTTTAGTGTAAACTTTTTCTACTGTCCATGAAAATGAATTTGCCATTTAGTCTCCTTATGATTGCACAGTTCCGTTGACTGTGCCGTTATTAGTAAAAGTTAATGATATTGGACTTGCTCTTTCAACTGCTAATCCAGCAGCACCCACACTTCCTGCTGACCCAGCAGCAGAACCATTTGTTGATGAGTTTGTTCCAGCTTGACCTGCCTGACCTGCTGAACCATCTTGACCAAAGCCTCCTCCAGCTCCACCATTACCTCCGTTGCCACCATTTCCAGCGTCACCAGTTGATCCAGAGCCTCCAGATGCACCAGCGTCACCACCAGGTTGATTGTTAAATCCTCTGCCTAAACCTCCAGCACCACCTGCCGCTCCTGCGTGTCCACTAACTTGATTTTGTGATTGTTGAGGAAAGGTTCTATATATTTGATGAAATCTTTGATAAGCACCTTGATGACCTGGAGGTCCACCACCAGCAAAATATTGAGGAGCATACTGATCTTGATAAGGACCTCTATAGTAAGTGTATTGTCCTTGAGTCGTTGATGTTGCTTGTGGAATAGGTGAATAGTTTGTGCTTCCCCAACGATAATAAGAATATGAATATGAAAAATTTTGATATACGTTTGAAACCAAATAACCTGGAGCAGACCTTTGCCATAAAGGACCTTCTTGACCAGTTGTCTGTTGTTGTTGTTCTAGATTTCCACCTAGTCCACCTCCACCTCCACCAGAGCCACCTCCACCTCCAGCGTGAATACTGCCGTTGTTAATAATAGTACAATCTGATGCGACCTTAATAGCATCTCCACCAGCCGATCCTGCTGCTCCATTGCCACCAGCACCACCACTTCCAGCCGAACCAGCCGACCCACCAGCTCCTCCAGCTCCCATGATAACACCATTATTAGTTATAGTAATTGTTCCAGCACCACCTGCGTCAACTTCTAATGCAAACTCTGCTGTGTTGTTTGTTCCTAAAGTTATGTCTGATGGAATAATTACATTTTTTGGATAGTTTACATCATAGTCATCACCAAATAATGTAGAAACATTTTGATCTGTTGCACTTGATCCACTCAATCCAGATGTGGTGTATGTAAAAGTAAATCCTTTTCCTTGATCATAAAAGTCACTTACGTCAAGTGCTCCTGAAGTAGCAATAGCTGCAGCATCATTAGTGGCTTGATTATCTCCAGCTTTCTTTAAAATATTAGAACCACCTCGGTAAAGATCACCTAACCCAATTGGAGCTTGACTGCTACTACCAAGAAATTCAGTTCTTAAAGCAGAAAAAGATAAAGATTGTCCAGAACTTGGTAACGCCACTAATTAACCTCCATTGCTAATTTCTTGTTTTAGTCGTGTGATTTCTTGTTTTAATTCTTTTACTGCCTCTATTAATACAGCAGTCATTTTAGAATAGTCAACTGATTTTGTCCCCATATCATCTTCGGCAGTTAAGACCACTTCTGGCAACACAGGTTCAACTTGTTGTGCAATAACACCTATTTGCGTTTTTGCATCCTCTACATCATTTCTTTTGTAAGTTACTCCTTGTAATTGCATTACTTTATCAAGTCCACCAGTAATAGGTTGTATGTCTTTTTTAAGTCTTTCATCTGAAAAAGCAGTTACATCATTGTTAAAAGTAGCAGCTCCTGCAGCAGACATATCTATTGTAAGAGCCGTAATGCCTGATCCACCATCATTACCTTTTATCTTAAAATCTTTATCAGAAACTTTTGTTTCTATTTCAAGATCGCTACTTGCATTATTTATTGTAGCTATCTCTGTTCCACCATCTTTAAAAGATATGTTTGCACCATCTGCATCAAGAATGATGTCTCCAGCAGAATCAAATGTCATATCTCCAGA